AAGCTGCTTGATGCGCGCGAAGTTATCAGCGTCAAGAATCTCAGCAATAGTACCAGTACCTGCGCCGTTCTGCGCGAGAGACATAGTCAACTGACGCATGGTGCGCAGCTTCTCGTTCTCCTTACTAGCGTTCTTAGCGAACAATCCAAACTCACTCTCACCGTACTCGGCTCCTTCGATGTCAAGCCATGCGTTGCGGTAGTCGTCAGCAATGTACTGAATCTTCTTACCGTTACGGAACGCGTGCTTACTTACATCCAAAAGCCCTTGCATCTCCTTCTGCTCAAACTTCTCGAACTTACGGAAGATTTCCTCTGTCATAGCAGTGGACTGAGCAATAGCGTTCTCAGTAGTACCGGCACCATCGGATGCAGTAATCTGACCTTTACGCTGGCGGCTAATGCCGAGCAACTCTTCCCACTCCTGCTTGACAGCTTGGAGCAACTGCATCTGTGCAGCAATGTACTGACCGAGTGACATGTCCAATACTTGGTACTGGTTGAATGACACACGCTCGTTGTTCTTGCCCTCTGCAGTAGAATCAATAAACGCAAAGCCCATAGCGTCTGCGTAATACATGAACTTCTCCTCGTCCCAGCCATGACGCTTAGGGATGGTGTTCATCTCAATCAGTGCAATCTTGTCCTTGTTCTTAGCAATCGTAAGCTCCATACGGTAGTGGAACACGTTGTAAAGAATCTGGTAAGGCATGCCCATGCTCACGATACTGATGTTCTCAGCGTGGCGGTTGCTGTACGCACGGCCGTTGTAAGGCAGCTTGCACTTGGACATGTTGCTCAGCTGGTTACGCTGTGCCTCGATAGGCTCCATGCCTACGTAGATGTCGCCGTCAATACGGTAACCTTCCCACACCTCGTTAATCCAGAACCACTCGATAGTCTCTCCGGCCTCCTTGTTGACAACGTACGTATCATCCACAAGCATCTCCTGTCCCATACCGAACTCGTCGATAAACGTAAGGACACCTACTTTCTTAAAAGACTTCCAGCACACGTGAAGCACCTCTACAAAGCGCTCATCGTCACCAAAGTTCTCTTCGATACGCTGGAGGAAAGGTACAGAGAAACTGCCGCTACGGTTGCGGTGTGGGCTCTCTACTTGGTCAACCTGCTTGTCAGACAAGAGGTCATAGAACTGGTCGAGTACAGCGTTGCTGCTCATCAGCTCACGACGTACACACCAGTCACCGTCCTCTACAAACTCAACACCGGGAGACTTGCTGTAGTCAAGGTCGAGTGGGGACACAATGTCATACTCAACGTCATCCATACATGTGCCTTTGTAGCTGTACACGTATCCTGACACTAGCCAGTCGAAGAACGCTGACTGCAGCTTGTCCGGCAAGTCAAGGTTATCGCGCAGGTAGTTAAGCACTTGCTGGCCTACAATAGCCCGCGAGTCTTGCCATGTGGTCTCGACATACTTGGCTACTTGCTCTGGCATCTCCTGCTCCTTCGAAGCTTGTCCAGTTTCTACACCCTGCTCGTTGAGAGCGTTGATGAACATCTGCTGCAATGACTGCAGGATAGCCTTCTGCTTCTCCTCTTCCATACGGCTAACCGCATCAGGATTAGTCACAGTGACTTGATAGTTGCTAGGACGCTGGGACTTCTCACCCATCAACAAGTCCACTACTGGCTTGATAATGTTGTAGTTACGAAGCTTAGCAGGGAAGTTACGCTTCTTACCAGCTTGGCTGTTGTAAGGATTGGTAACGTAGTTGTAGTCTGCATCAGCCATCTCGCCGTTGTAGCACTCGTAGAAGCGGAGTAAGTCCGACTTAGAGTTCTGCATAAACGACGACTGATTGATAAAGCCCTCTACACACTCGGTCCGCCACGCCTTAGTCTTCTTAGTAGACTTAAGCTTCTGCTTAGGAATGTGGTTACTGTTTGTTTTGTCACTCATTTCTTATGTAAAAAAGTCGCGGTTAAAGAAAGAATCGTGGTTTTCTGTAGACTCAACCTTCACTACCGGCTTAGATAGGAGGTCCATCATATAGAACATGCCAACGAGGAGAGAAGATGCACGGTCAAAGTTACCCTTTTCGTTCCACTTGATAAGCTCGTCAATGAGACCTACATCGTAAATATAGTGCAAATTAAGTTTACTTTCACCATTCTCGTCCATACTTCTTTTGCTACGGAGCCAGTCGCGCAGGTACAGAACTGCCTGAGCCTTACGCTGTTTGCTACCCATAGAGAGTCCGTAGTTACGTCCAAGGGTCTTCGCGCGGAACCCGTTACCCTTGTCAAATATCTCCACCTCTTCCATAAGCCAATGCAACTTCTTGTGCTGCTTAGCGTACGGGATTACGTTGCCTCGGTCGTTCTCGAATCCGATGCGTGCGTTGTAGTACTCGGCTAGTTTGAACAGGTTCTCGTTGAACTCGTCCTGTGTTTCGGGACGTCCTACGTAGCTAGCGACAATCATATCGTCTGGCTTGCTCCACGGATTAGCCCGTTTGAACACATACGCAGAACCAAGCGAGTCACCCTGTGAGCTGTCGTGAGCATAGGGGTCATGCGCTATAAAGTATAGGTTGTTCGGAACGTGGCCTTCGTCGTCTCTATATGGCGATTGGTAGACAACAACCGCACCTGTCAAGTCATCTCCCTTCTGGTGAGGGAACTTATCGATGGCTCTTACTTGGTCCGTTGGCGTAAACTTAACACCGTTTGCCCTATCAACGAGGATACCCGGTGTGCCCACTTGCGCAGTCTTAGCAGAGCGAACGATATAGTTTCGGTGATTGATGAGCTCTGCTGTGGGGAAAATGTTGCTACTTGTTTGTAGGAACGCTTCACGGGGTCTCCATGGATATTCAGTGATGAGCTTGTCGTAGACTTTCGCATCTTTACTGTTCCGCTTAGTACTCTCGCGTTTATTTTGTTCTTGGAATTTAGCATCTTCTATAAGACTGTTGCCGTCTTTGTCCATGTGGCCCACCTTGTTACGGTAGGAAGGGAAGAACCAGCCGCACTGTGTTCCGTGTCCCCCATCATCCCAGACATTCTCGACTGGCAGTAGATTGTAAGGCTCTGGATTGTAGAACATAGACTCGAAGTCAATCGTTCCACCCTCCATGTCACCACCAGTACCGAAGATAATCATCTGACCAGTAGTGATACCACCGTCCTCAACACAAGGACGGGTAGCCATGTAGGTGTCTTTTAGGTTATGGAAAGCACCCGCCTCCTCAAATACTACGAGGGATGCGTCCTTACCACGGGCAGCGTCAGGGTTATCCTTAAACGTAATTGCCTCAACCTCAGACTTGTAGCCCTTCTCAACGGGCTGGTTGTTAATGTATTCTAGGTAACTAGCCTTCTTGTGGTTCTGCTTATCGATAACAGAACGACGCTTAGACCAGCCTGTATGCTCGTTAAGGAAGTCCATATTGGCCGCAGCCATGGTCATGATTCCCTTAGGATACAGGTATTTCTTGTCGTGTGCGCACAGCAGAGTGTAGCTATCGCGCTCCGTGTTAAACTGGTTGCACGTAATGGCAGCGTTCTTGTACGAGAAACCTTTACGACGAGCCTTAGCTACAATCATGTGGTGTCCGCCATCCAGCCAATCCTCCTTTACGTTAGTAGACAGCTTGAGGTCCAGCATGGCTTGCTTCTCCATACCATTCCTCGCAATCTCCATAAGCCAAAAGTACTCGTAGTCACCATCCCAGAACCCCGGGAAGTCTACTTTCTTCTTAGCACCACCCTTCTTATTGCCCTCATCCATGACTTTCATCTGGACGTAGTTGAGGTAGAAGTAGTGGTTACCAGTAATCCGTACACCGCCTACGCTATATCCCTCCCTACACCGGCGCAGCTCCTCTGTCCAGTACTCATAGAAGTCCTGTGAGCCAGCGGGCGCGTCGACATAGTATCCCTGCTTCTGGAAATCCAGAGATGCACGGCGGAACTCTTGCGTATTAGCAATCATACGAGGTCTTCAAACTTTTCGTGTACAATAAACGAGGGGCATGCCTTGTGTGGCGCGTACTCGTTGTGGCCAGAGATGATAAGCTCGCCGTAAATACCACGTAACGTGGCAACTAGGTTGCGGAACGCCTTCTCTTGGCCGTGATTCATCGTGTCTTTAGACTGCATGTTCTTGTCACACCCGCCAATGTAGCAGATACCGATAGAAGACTTATTCTTGCCCTTGCAATGAGCACCTTGCCTAGCAACAGGACGACCCGCTTCAACAGAACCGTCCAATAGGATACAATAATGGTAGCCGATGTCTGACCATCCACGGCCATCC